CATTAATTCCTCCAACACCAAAAACCACCACCCAAATAACTAATAAAATTAACTACACAAATTCAGAAAATAATACTATAGTAAATACTTACGTAGGAAATCTTCCATCTCCACCTTCAGACCAACTACTACCATCACCATATTACCCTAACCCAAATGTAGAAGATTATAAACGAGGATATTTTACTAGGTATTTTGTTAAACAAATAAATGATTATTCTTTTATTGAAATTAATAAATCAACATGCAATAAAATTAAATCCAAAAACAGTGAATATCTTTGGCAATTATATTATGTAACTGAAATACCTTGGCAAATAAGAGGAAATGCTACTGATGTATATAAAACAAATGAAAGTGTAGTATACATTCAAGAAAAAAATAATTTTAAAGGTTTATCTCAATTCCTAAGAAAAAATTACGTCAAATATTATATAGGTGAAGATTTTCATGTAATGCCTGATGGTAGAATAATGGAAGGAAAAACACATAAAGAATCTAAAAAACTAGATTCTGTAAAATTATCTAAAAAACTATCTAAAACATTACCAACTTCAACCAATCCATCAACCTCAAATAATACAAATAGAGGAGGATATTAAAAACAAAGTTGGAAACCGTAAGTAAATTCATTATATTGGATTCAAAATCGGTTATAAATGTATTGGCTCGTAGAGACAGAAGAACAAATAAATTATTTAATTAGTAGACAATTTAGAGATGCATTCATTGAAGTAATACCTTTAAGTGATAATGTTCATCCTGCTAATAATGATGTTTCTCTAGTTTATTTTAAACCGTTTGTTGAGCCAAAAGGTTTTATGTTATGTATTACGCATAGCGAGTGTTTAGGTGTAAGTAAAACGTTAGTAAATGAATTATTAACACAAACTAAATCATTATGGACACGAGATAAAAAATCAACATTATTTTATTTTCAAATCCAAAGCTTGCTCGACGTATCCACAATCATTCCTCCGTATATACAAGATAAAACACAAGCTCACCATATATTATACCAAAGATATCCAAATAAAAAAGATATCAATACAATAATTCCAATAGTAAAACATTATGAGACTTGTCAATTGATATACAATAATGTAAAACATGGATTTGAGGAGGAGAGACCACCATATTTTGATTTTTATAATAAGTGGGCACCATTAGCTTTCCTTGGATTAGAAAAAAATGGAATTAAAATAAATAAAGATGAATTTGAAAAACACTTCCATCCAGTTGACGATGAATTTGTATACACATCATATAACTACAATACACTAACGACTAGACCATCTAATAAATTTGGGGGAGTTAATTATGCCGCTCTTAATAAGGAAAATGGTTGTAGAAAAAGCTTTATACCTCGGAATGACGAGTTTGTAGAATATGATATATCCGCTTATCACCCCACTTTAGCAGCTAAATTGGTAGATTATGATTTCGGTGAGGGAGACATCCATCAAGCGTTTGCCGAAATGTATGGTGTAGAATATAAGAAAGCAAAGGAATTAACCTTTAAGCAATTATACGGAGGAGTATTTGATAATTATAAAGACCTTCCATTCTTTAAGAAAACAAGTGTATATATTGAGGATAACTGGAAGAAATTTAATGAGGTGGGGTATATAGAAGTTCCAACCTCTGGGTATAGGTTTTATAAGTCAAAATTAGACAATATGAATCCTCAAAAGTTGTTTAATTATGTCCTCCAAAACTTGGAGACCGCAACTAACATTTGTATATTGATTGAGTTACATAAATTACTATGTGGTAAAAATACTAAATTAGTATTATATACTTATGATAGTTTTTTATTTGATTTAGACAAAAGTGAACAATTAGAAATAGAAATAGAACAAATTTTTAAAAAATATCAAGTTAATATAAAAAGCAGTTATGGAAGCACCTACGATTTTGCCCCCTAGTCAATATATGTATAAGGGATACGATTTTGAAAAATCCCTAAACACAATAGACGTGAATAATAAGTTATTTTGTACTTTTGTTGATGAAGAATTCATCGACGAAAAGATATATTCTATATCTAACTCATACAGTATAATGTATAATAAAATGTTTGTCCTTTTTATTAAAAGTACAGGTGAATACGTTATAACATATAATGTTGATCAAGGAAATGTTGATACTATTCCTGACAATACTATTCTAGTACATAGAAAAAAAGATACTAATACACTATATACAATCAATGCATTAAATACTCTAATCAAATCACTCAACGGTGGAATAGTAGATACCAGATTTAGAGTTGATTGGAAGCATTATCGTAATTGTATTCTTCTTACCCAACAAAATGACATTAGGCAATTAAATACAAAAGTTCACAAAATTGTTGAACTGTAGTTTGGTTGCCCTAAATTAGTTTCGTATATTTAGTTTCATTAATAAAAATAGTTATAAAACATGGATTTAAAAGAAATCAAAAGCCGTTTGAATTCACTTCAAACAAAATCATCTCCAACAGGAGGCAAAAGAAATATCTTTTGGCGTCCTGAAGTTGGAAAACAAGTAGTACGTGTTGTACCTAATAAGTTCAACAAATCAAACCCATTTACTGAAGCATTTTTCTATTATGGTATTGGTCAACGAGTAATGATCTCACCAACTAATTTTGGCGAATCAGACCCAATTGCAGAATTTGCAAAACAACTACGTCAAACTAGTGATCGAGATAACTGGCGTCTAGCTAAGAAACTTGATGCTAAAATGCGTATCTTTGCACCTGTAATTGTTCGTGGACAAGAAGATGAAGGTGTTAAATTATGGCAGTTTGGTAAAGAAATGTATATGGATTTCTTGAACCTAGCCGATAATGAAGATGTAGGTGATTTTACAGATGTAGCTACAGGTCGCGACATTACTATTAGTACAGTAGGTCCAGAGACAACAGGTACAGCTTATAATAAATCATCTATTATGCCTAAAGTTACTCAAACACCATTGAGTGCAGATGCAGATCAAGTTCAAAAATGGTTAGATGATCAACCAAACCCTCTAGAGGTATTTAAGCGTTATTCATTTGATGAAATGAAAAAATCACTTCAAGAATGGTTAGCTCCTGAAGATGAAGCTCAAGAAGGTGATATCATTGATGATGAAAAGGAACCAGTAGCAGTTACTCCTTCTCCTCAACAAAATTACTCAGTTAAGACACCAACAAAACAGTCAAAAACTGAGAAATTTGATTCAATGTTTGAGGACGACGATTTACCATTTTAATTAAAAATTAACTTATTATGCCAAGAAAGAAAAAGAGTGAATCTTTGACGGCTGCCGTCTCCAAAGAATTAAAAGCAAACTTTGACTTAAATAAATTCAAGGAGAAAAAAATGCTTAACAATAGTGTTAAGTTTAAGCCGCAACAATGGATTCCCCTTTCTAAAGCATTTCAAGAAGTTACAAGTGTGCCTGGTATCCCTACTGGGCATATTTGTCTACTTCGTGGACATTCAGATACTGGAAAAACTACAGCATTGATTGAAGCAGCAGTTTCAGCACAAAAAGTAGGTATACTCCCAGTATTTATTGTTACTGAGATGAAGTGGAATTGGGAACATGCTAAACAAATGGGTTTAGAATTTGATGAAGTAGTAGATGAAGAAACTGGAGAAATTATTAATTACGAAGGTAACTTTATTTATGTAGATAGAGAAAATCTAAATACAATTGAGGATGTAGCTGGATTTGTTTTAGATTTAATGGATGAGCAGAAAAAAGGTAATTTACCTTATGATTTATGTTTCTTTTGGGATTCAATTGGTTCTATCCCTTGTGAAATGTCTGTTAAGTCAAACAAAAATAATAATGAGTGGAATGCAGGAGCAATGTCTACTCAATTCAGTAATAATGTAAACCAAAAAGTAGTAATGTCTCGTAAAGAGTCATCACCGTATACTAATACTTTAGTTTGCGTTAATAAAGTATGGGCTGCTAAACCAGAAATGCCTATGGGTAAACCTAAAATGATGAATAAAGGTGGGTTTGCCATGTGGTATGACGCTACATTCGTAGTTACATTTGGTAATATAGCAAATGCTGGTACTAATAAAATTAAAGCTGTTAAAGACGGTAAGCAAGTTGAATTTGCTAAACGTACTAATCTCCAGATTGATAAAAATCATATTAATGGTATTACTACTAGAGGTAAAATTATTATGACACCTCATGGTTTTATCGAAGATAATGATAAAGCCCTTAAGGATTATAAAGGAGAACAAGTTGAAGCTTGGAGTAAAATATTAGGAGGAATGGATTTTGATATCTTTGAAGAAGAAACATCAGAATCACCTACCAATATCTTTGCACAAGAACCAGAATAAATACCTAAGGGGGTTGGTATTACCAGCCCCTTTTTGTATATTCACATCAAATAAAAAGTTATGAAACAAAAAGATTACCTTAAACTCCTCAATAATATAAATGAGGAGAATGATACTGTTTCCTCAAATGAGCATGATCGTGTTCTATTAATAGATGGATTAAATCTATTTTTTAGAAATTTTGCTATGATGAATATAGTAAACCAAGATGGAGTCCATATTGGGGGTCTAGGTGGATTTATACGTTCATTAGGATCATTGATTAATCAAATCCAACCAACAGCAGTTTATGTAGTATTTGATGGGGTAGGTTCCGCTAATAATAGAAAAAATGTAAATCCTGATTATAAAAAGGATAGACATACTTCTCGTATTACTAATTGGGAAATATTTGATGATTTAGATGATGAACATAATTCTAAAATAGACCAAATTGTTCGTCTAGTTCATTATTTAAAATGTCTTCCTGTTAGAACAGTATCAATAGATAAAGCAGAAGCAGATGATATTATTGCTCATTATGCTCAATACCTCCCTCAAGAATATAATTCAAAATGTATTATAGTATCTAGTGATAAAGATTTTTTACAATTAGTAAATGATAATGTTACTGTTTATAGACCAATGGAAAAGGTATTTTATCAACAAGACACCCTTGAAAATAAATTTGGTGTATTATCAGAAAATTTCATTTTATATAAAACATTATTAGGTGATGCTTCGGATAAAATCAAAGGTATTAAAGGATTAGGTGAAAAAGGATTATTTAAAAAATTCCCTGAGTTAAATGAACGCCCATTAACTATGGATGATATCTATGACATCTCAGAAGAAAAGTTAAAAGACCATGTAGTTTATGCTCGTATTATAAATGAATTTGATCGTTTAGAAAATAATTATAAATTAATGGACCTGGCAAATCCATTACTTGATGAACAAGATAAATCAGATCTTGAAGACTATACGAAGCTTTCAGCTCCAACTTTGAATCCCGAATCTTTTTTACGAATTTATAATGAAGACGGAATTGGCAAAATGATACGCAATGTAGATTTTTGGTTAAAAGACATTTTTAAAATATTAAATAGTTTTACAGAAAAATAAGTTATGACATTAGTTAATCTTTCACAATACGGTACTGCTTTTCAAATTAAAGTATTATCATCATTATTAACCCATAAGGAATTCCTTGTAAATATCTATGATATTATAAGTGAAGATTATTGGGATAATCAAGCTCATAAATGGATCATTAAGGAAATAATGAAGAGTTATGATAAATATCATACTGTTCCTTCAATGGATGTTTTAAAAGTAGAACTTAAAAAAATCGATAATGAAGTACTTCAGGTATCTATTAAAGAACAACTTAGAGCAGCATATGAAGCTTCTGAAGAAGATTTAGCTTATGTACAAGAGGAATTTTCAAATTTCTGTAAAAACCAACAATTAAAAAAAGCGTTGTTAACGAGTGTAGATTTTCTTAACGCGGGAGATTATGACTCTATTAGACAAATGATTGACAACGCGTTAAAAGCGGGTAACGACAAAAATGTTGGTC